TATTGCATCTTACGCATTGTTATTATTAATGGTTGCACAATGTGTAAATATGGCTCCCTATGAACTTATCATTAATGGAGGCGATGTTCATATATATGAAGATCATATACCATATATAAAAGAACAATTATTAAGAAATTCTACTTATAAAATACCGTTTGTTAAATTAAACGCTGATAAAAAAAATATATTTGATTTTACAACAAAGGATATTGAATTGTTTGGATATGTAGCTCATCCGAATTGGAAAGGAGTTCCTGTTGCTGTTTAAAAGTATAAAATATATAAATTAAAAAATGTTAGAAAGAATTTGGAGTGCAATAAAAATTTTTTATATTAATCATACACAACATGGGTGGTTAGAAAATAATTTATTTTATTTATTTTTAGCAGGTGTAACTATTTCAATAATTTTAATAATCATTTTAATTATAAAAATAAACAGAGATATTAAAAAAATGGATAAAGAAAAAAGAAAAAGAGATAAACAAAGACTTAAATTTTTATCTGATAAAAAAAATAAAACATATTAAAAATAAATCATGGGAAAAGAGTTTAATTATGTTTATTTAACAATTAATTTATTAAACGGTAAACAATATGTAGGTTCCCATTCAACAAATAATATCGATGATGGATATCTAGGAACTGGGAGATATTTTTTTAGAGCAGTAAAAAAAGAAGGAAAGGAAAATTTCAAAAAAGAAATATTACAAATGTGTGAAAATATTATAGAAGCTAGAAAACTTGAAGAATCATATATAATAAAATATAATACATTATCACCAAATGGATATAATTTAAGTCCTACGGGAGGATGTGAAAGGGGTTTTTCAGGAGCATTATCTGAAGAACATAAAAGAAAAATAAGTGTGTGGCAAAAAGGAAAAACATATGTGGAATTATATGGTCCCGAAAAGGCTGCACAAATGAAAGAAAAACAAAACATAAAAAAATTAGGTTCTACGATAAAAAAAGCTTCACAAGAAAGAAAGGATAAAATAAGTGCATGGCAAAAAGGAAAAACATATGTGGAATTATATGGTCCCGAAAAAGCTACACAAATGAAAGAAAAACAAAAACAAAGAAAATTGGGGACAACATCAAAAAGAAAAGGAAAGAAATATATAGAAGGATTTATTAATAAATATGGAGAAAAAGAAGGATTAAAAAAATATGAAGAATTTATAAAAAAACAACGAGAAGCACATATAGGAAAAATACAAACAAAAGAAACTATAGAGAAAAGAAAACAAAGTATGAGAGATCCTTGGAATAAAGGAAAAAAATATCATATGAAAAATTGGGTACCAAAAATAAAAATATTAAAAATTACTAAATTAGAAAAATTATTAAATAATGAAACATTAGTTAAAGAAATCATAAATTTAAGAAAAAAAAACATGAGTTATAGAAAAATTTTTATTAAAACGGGTGTAAGTAAATACTACAGCAAAAAAATTTTATTATATGGGGCGTATTAGATCATTGGCGTACAACGTGAATTCATTTGACGCCACCGAATTAATAGAACCTGCATTATTAGAAATTAGAGATCAACTTGATTGGGTCACTTGCATATGGCAAAAAAAATCATATTGTGGTAATTCTATGGATCCTATAGATTTTGAAGAATTAAATCGTCTTAAATCTATTGGATTAGTTGATGAACTAATAGAATTTGTTCCTAATTATAATAAACCACACAGAGAACAGGAAACAGATAAAAGAAATATGGGAATAGAAATGATGAGGCAAAGGGGTTTTTCCCATGTAATTTCAAGTGACGCTGATGAGCTATATAATAAGGATCAATTTAAAGAAGCAAAAAAACAAATTAATGAAAAGGGCTGGCCAATTACATATTGGAGTTATGTAAATTACTATCGAGATTTTGAACATTATTTAGTTTATCCTTTTAGACCTTTTGTCCCTGGAATATGTTCTACATTTTTTAAATATACCTTCAATGGACCGGCTCCTGGGCCCACTGATCCCACACGGCGCATCTTTAATCCTATGAACATAGGTACACACCTTTTTCCTGATAATGTAATTAGAATGGTGCACGGGGCCTGGATACGTAAAAATATACGTAAGAAATTAGAAAATTGGAGTGCTAAAGATCGTTTTCCAAAGGAACTAATTGATAAAGCAGTTTATCAATATGAAAATTGGAAAGAAGGTGATAATGCAATAATGCTATTTAATGTACCTGACAATAATGTATACGTAAAAAAACTAGAAAAAAGAATTACATCTTTAATAGTACCTTGGGTAGAAGAAAATATGCAAAAATGGAAAGAAAAAAATGGCTATATATAATAATTAAATAACTACCAATTCACCTATTAATAATTGGCCAATTTCATTTTGTATTTTAATTATGTAAATTCCTTGAGTTAAATTTAACATATAGTTATATTCATTATTTAAATTATTATTAATATCAAATGATTTAGAATATATTAATTTTCCAAAAAAATTATAAATTTCTATTTTTATTGGAATAAAATTTTTAATAATTATATTTATTGGACTATATTTATTAACAGGGTTTGGATATATCAATAAACTTGGTTCTATTTCAGGGTCAACATCTTCTTCAGATAACGTTCTAAACATTATATCACTTCCATATGAAGTCCCTAAACTATTAGTTGCATATGCACGCACAAAATAAATAGTATTAGGTAATAATTCTATTATATTACTTGAAAAAATACCAGTACCAGTTCCATTATTAGTTTTATTATTTGCAATTGTAGGAAATTCATTAATGTTCCAACATACTCCTCTTTCAATAATTGATGTGTTGCCATCAAATGTTACATTTCCCCCCGATACTGCCGATGTTTGCGTTATAGAACTAATTGAGTTTGTTGTAACTGTTGGTTTATAAATAATTATTATAGGAGGTGTAAAACTATAATTAGATTCATATGCACCTAAATCTGGTTCATTTCCTTTATATGCAATTCCTACACTAATACCTCTATCAATTAAATCTGACCCTTCTACTAATTTTAAAAAATTAATGTTAGGTAAACTTCCGTCTGCTGTTCTTGGACCCATAGCTTCTAAAATATTAAGACTTAAAAAATCTGCATCTGTAGTTGTTATAGGTAAATCCCATGAATTATGATTCATATTTGTAATAGGAACAACCTGATAATTAACATTATTTTTATAAGCAACATTATTTTTAACATAAAAAGGAATAGAAATACCTTCACCATCTATTCCAAAAAAGAAACCACCAGACCAACTTGTATTTACATTGCCATTATTAAAAGCAGTATTATTATAAATTTCCATATTACAATTTGCGCCATTTCTTAAAAATCCCCATCCTGGATTATTAAAAGCAATACAATTATGAACTTTTCTTAATATCGTTGATGTATTAGTTATATAAGTTCTTCCTAATTTAAAACCATTACCATCACCACCATTTGGTGTCATAGTGTCATAAAAATAACCATTTAGAAATGCCCAACAATTATCAATTTCAATTAATCCTTCATTTGACCATAAATCAACACCATCATCTGAATTATAATACATACGGCAACCTCTTATAACATTAGATGTTGAATTTGATGAATTGATTCTAATAGTTAAACCATCTGCATTACCATAAGGAAATAAATCTTCATAACCTGGTATAGATGTATTTGGGTCAGAATTATGGTGAAAATCACAATTAAGTATTAAATTATTACTACATGTACCATTAGCATCAGATAATGACATACCAAAACAATTATGATGTATATTTAATTTTTCAAATATACAATTATTAACATCTTCTGTCCATATACCATTATACCAACGATCACCAAGTTTTTGTACAAATCCTGTAATTTCTATTCCTTTTATATGAACATAACTACAATTTACAATTGAAAGACCATTTTGATATGCAAATGTAGGTGGTGCATTTATTATAGGTAATTCTGATTCATATGCTAATATTTTTATTAAATTAGTAGATGTACCATTTTTATTTGTTAAAGTTTGTGTTGTAGAATAATTATATGAACCACCTCGCATATAAATTATATCACCTGCTTTTATAACTGTCCATGCTTTATTAAGAGTATACCAGGACTTAGTAATACTTCCGTCTCCAGATACATCATTTCCTGTAGGTGATACAAAATATGGACCAGAATAAATTGGTGGAACAACATCAGAAACAAATATTCTTGCTCCTATTTGCCAAGTTCCATTTTGATCTTGAAATTTTGGGTCTGAACCTACAACCCATGTTGCAGTAGTTGACAATCCTGTTTGAAATTCAGATCCTAAATTAGTTCCATGTTGAATAATAGATTTAGATGATGGGACAAAATCTGTTATATTATTAAAATTAGGATTAATAATAATTGAATTTTTATCATATCCATGAGATCTCCATTCTGCCCATGTGTGTAAATCTCCATCTATTAAAAACACCGGATTATGATCTCCTTCTTCACACCAATAAATATTATAATCACATTCAAACCCGCTAAGACTTCCATTATCAATAGATATAGATGAAGTTTTTGTTGTAGTATAAAATATATTATTTTTTATTTTTGCATTAATAGAAGGATTTCCAGGATAAGCGGGTTCGCCATCTGAATTTTCATATATTAATATAAGATATCTACTATTTACATCACCATAGAATGTATTATTATAAACTCGTATTCCATTTATACCTTTAGCTCTAACTGCAAATCTTCCATTTTTAATTATATTGTATGATGCACCGCCTGATGTAATATTCATATTTGAACTACCATATGCACCAGATTTGAATATTATTCCATAAGGAACATTAATAATATAATTCCATTTAATTATTTGATTTATGTTATATCCAACAAATAATCCATGTGTTATTATATTACCAGTTTGTACTCCGTTCCAAGTAAGTTTATTTCCTGTTATTATTGCATTATCAAGATTATTAATTGTTGTTGCTTGGTAATCATCACCAGCTTGCAACATATACATACTGGTATTTATTGATGTAATTGAATTATTTTTAAACGTAAGTGATGTTTTTACATTATGTAGAATACTATACCCATCCCATTCAGGATCATTATTTACAATATTTTGGCCTTGTATAATAAGAGGTGTTTGTGCATTTATTAAAACACATGATATAAAAAGTATTAATATTAATATTTGTTTTTTTATCATTCATCTTTTAACATTTTTTTAAATAGATATTGATTCACGAACTATTTTTCCTTCTTTCATAGCTGCTTTAAGTTTTGCTTTTCTTCTACTTGGTAGTGTATCTGTTGCATCTACATAATATTGAACAGGTTCAGGAATAATAAGTGTTATTGTTAATGGATCTACTTTTACAAAAGTTTGTGTAGCTTCATCTTGAACAACATAATATTTTATAGCACCATTATCAGTCACAACAATTTTACGTACATATCCCTTAATTTTCTTTTTATCGGGTGTTGCATTTGATTTTACAACTTCTCCGGTAACCATTGATCCTATTTGTATTTCTGGTTGATTATCTGCAACAGTAGGAAGTTGTTCTAATGTATGATTTAATGCTTTAATTTCATAAGTATACATCTGATTTCCAATTCCACCCATGTTACTGGCTCCACCAAATCCTCCCCGTGTAGTCCCCCCAAGTCCTCCAGAAAAATGTCCACCTGAAGACATTGAAAATCCTGCACCATATCCTTCTATTATATTTTCTCTTACAATTTTTTTCATTTATAAAATTTATATTATATATATTAAAGTTATTAGATTCTAGTAAAGCCGATAAATTATTTAAAACTAGAGACATTATTTTACATATAATTTATATATTTGATATTAAACTGGTCATTCATGAAAGAATTTAGAAAAACAGAAATGGGATTTTTTATATGTGAAGAATGTAATTGTATTTTCATAAAAAAGGATGGGTTAAGTAAACATATTAGTATTCATCATTTTACTAAAAAGAAATATTATGATAAATGGTTAAAAGAAAAAGATGATGGAAAATGTAAAATATGTAAAAAAGAAACTCAATTTACAAATAGATTAGATGATGGTTATTATAATTGTTGTGGTATAGAGTGTGTAAATAAATATAAACATTTAAGAACAAGAGAAGTAACATTAGAAAAATATGGAGTTAAATGTCTTTTTAGTTTAAAAGAAAAACAAGAAAAAGCAAAACAAACTAAAAAAGAAAAGTATGGAAATGAAAATTATAATAATAGAGAAAAAAGTAAACGAACATGTTTAAAAAAATATAATACCGAATGTTATGTACAAACAAAAAAATTTAAAGAAAAATCTAAACAAACGTGTTTAAAAAACTATGGTGTAACTAATCCCACTAAATCTAAAAAAATAATAGAAAAATCTATACAAACTTGTTTAAAAAACTATGGTGTGGAACATCCTTCACAAAATACAGAAATATGTCAAAAAGCCATTAAATCTCGTTTATATATTTATCATTATTTACATACTAATATAACATATCAAGGTTCTTATGAATTTGATTTTCTTAAAAAACATTTAGATAAATATCCTGATATTCAAAATGCACCATCAATTAAATATATTTTTAATGAAAAAAATAAAGTTTATCACCCTGATTTTTATATTCCATCTAAAAATCTCATAATAGAAATTAAGAATTCTTATTTAGCCATTAAAGACAAAGATGAAATCAAGACAAAAGAAAAAGCCACTATTGCTAATGGCTTTAATTATATTATGATTATTGATAAAAATTATACTAAATTTAATAATAATTTTTAACTTCCCATGACTTCTTCACGGTTTCCACTAAGTGGAATTTTACCATAGGCCTTTCTAAATATATCCATTGCTGGTTTATATTTTTCTTTTCCTTTGATGTCTCCTGTTTCTTGGTGTATATATGGGTGTGTTTCAACAATAAGCCATAATGCTTTGGCTGCTAATGATTGATTACCCAAATTGATCCAATATTGAACATAATTTTCAAGTTCTTTAGGCTTTAATGTCATATCTTTTGATTGTGAACATACTGCACCTATTAAAGCATTTGCTTGTGCAACATCAAATCCAGATCCTGCTTTCTTTGGTTGAGGAGCATTTATTGGATCTGTAAATATCATTTTAATATGTTCAGGCCTAATTGCTTCTATAAGTGCCATAAACGCAGAAAATACTTCAACTGTTTTTGCATGTACTGTTCCTTTCATCATAGTTTCTAAATCTGCTCTAGTCCATACTATATCACCGTATTCTTGACATGCAGCTAACATATCTGAGAGTGCTTCCCATGTACGAGGTGTTGTATTAACTTTGGCATCACTGTCAAAAAGATAAAAATGTTCTCTATTAAATTCAACAAATGTTGTAATTCTATCGTCTATATCTTTATTTTTTGCCCATTCAATCCATTCATTAACAGTTGGAACAAAGTTAAAATGTTGAAAACGGTTTGCAAGAGCTGCTCCAATTTTTGTTTGTCCACCCTCTGGATCATCTTCTTCTCTGTTTGTTGCTGCAATAATAGCCCACTTAGTTCCTAATATACAGTCTCCAATAATTCTTTCATTAACCAATTTTAAACAACTATTTTGAACTTCTTCTCTTGCTCTTGAAAGTTCATCTAAGAAAATTATTCCACCCTCTCCCCAGTTTGCAGCATCATTTAATTTAGCATCTTTTTCTGGATCTCCTGTTGGTTTATAAACAGGTAACCAGTTTTTAGGAATATCTATAGCTTGTTTAGTTTCTGCATCAATAACATTTACAATTGCAGGTAGTGTCCAGTCATCTGGAGCCATTTTTGAAGTTTGAACATCAATCAATCTATGACCTGGTCCCAATGCTTCAATAACGGCCTTTGTTATAGCAGTTTTTCCAATACCAGGAGCACCCCAGATAAGAGGTGGTAAAAGTTTAGGATTTCTAACTTGTAATCTAAGTCTTTTGATAAGAAAAGGAGAATATACATTTGTTATTTTATCTTCATCTACGCCAGTATATTTAAGTGGAACAATAGCTTCATTAAGTTTTGATTTACCTTTAGTTTTTGCACTTTCCCATAATGCTTTTAGTTTTCCTCTACTTTTATTTAAAGCAGCATCATGTAAATATCCTTGTTTTACTCTGTCTACAATAGCATTTCCATTTTGTAAATTTGCTAGAGATGGTTCTAAACTTATATCAGAATCACTTGGAATGAAACGTATGAATTTAGGTAATTTTCCTTGTTTATATAATATGCCAATATTAACAGGGACAATTACAGGAAGAATTTTATCTTGATAAAGAGCAACAAAAAAGTTTCCTACTTTTTTAAAGACTCCTTGAATGAGATCCTTTGTTTTATTAAACCAATCAGAAATTTTGCCTTCATTAAGTGCTTGTTTTCCTTTTAATTGTAAAGTTTCTTCAATTGATTCAGGAACTAGTTTTTTCATAATATTGTTTTTATTTTTAATTTATATATTCTTTTTTACATTTCTGCTACTGTTGTTTTTATAACTTTTCCAAAAGGTGCTGCCCAGCTTTCATTATCATAAATTATCCATATAAATTTATTATGATAAGTGGGAGTTGCAGGATTACTTGCATACCCATCAGTTAAGAAAATACAAAGGTTAATAGCATCTTTATAATGACTTTTTATCCAATCTAATGGCTTTTGAAAATCTGTTCCACCACCACCTTTGATATTTTTTGGTTTCCATACTCTTGTTCCTCTTTTAATTAATTGAACAGAACCCGGGTCAACACCATCATCAAAGAAAATAATGGTTATTTCTTTAATTTTTCTCGCGTAAATAATGTGTGTTACTTCAGATATAATTCTTTCAAATGTATTTCCAGAAAACATAGATCCTGAAACATCAATAGCAACAACAACTTTTTTGATAGCGTCTTTCTTTTCTTTAGCACCACGTTTTAGATATTCGTCTGATTTATATAAATGTTTTTTAGCACCTATTTTATATTCTTTTTCTGGTGATAAAGCTGATCCTACATATAATTTTAATCTAGTTCTCCAATCTACTGCAGGTTTTAATATTTTCTTTAATCTTCCGATTAAAGCATCACCACGGCCACTGCCTGCTTGTTTTTGTTTTTCCAGAGTTTTTACCATTTCTCTTGCACTGGCTTCCCATTTACTTCTTCCATCTTCACCTGCTCGTATTTCATCTTCATCATATCCCGATGCTCTTGCGATTTGTTCTCCCAATCTTGTGTCAATAATTGCTCCGGCATTTCCTCTATCGGCATTTTGCATTTTACTTGCAATTGCTCTTTGTTCATCAGCAATTTCTTCAGCAGATTGTGATCCTTTTTGCATTGATCCTGCCGCTTTTTGTATTTCTTTTTCTTTTTGTTTATCTATACCGCCCTCTCCTGTTCCATCACCTTTTTCTTCTTTTCCTTCTTTTCCCTTTTTTCCTTTTCCGCTTCCTTTACCTTTATCACTTTCTTTTTCTTCACCTTTTTCTATTTCGTATTCTCCTTGAATATTT